TCAGTAGAAAAATATGGTGGGGAAGTGAATGCGCAGTCTATATCAGTTATGTCATCCCATGGTAGGTTTTCAGCACCACTACGGTAAAACTTAACAGACTTCTTATTTCCCTTTAACTCAAAATAGTTATCAGTGTCTGCTATTACCTCATACTTGTTAGTCAATAACTTACTATACTCTTTTGCCATTTCTTTATACACCTTAAATGTATTAGGATTTGGGTCACAACCAATATACTCAGTAGAACAGTTAGAGGTAAAGAAACCAGTAAGTCTATCACCCCAACCCATTGAAGTATCTAATACTCTCTTTGCGTCAGTCATTTGGTATATAGATTTTGCTACTGCTGGCTTGAATTGGGTTGCGATATAAGCACCCATCCTAAATGCCATTAAATAAGCATTTTTATCTAATTTACCTGATATACACTTACCCTCATCGTCATAATGAGTTGCGTTTACACCACGCCATAATGCTCCAGTGGCAGGCCATATACCTCTTGCCTCACCACGTTCCCATGCCTCTACAGGACTATTGTGATTTTGGGATGAGCACTCATAACGTATCTCACGCATGAAATAGTCTGCTACTTTATTAAATGGGGCTGCTGGTCCGTCAATAACCCCTAATGGGTATGTGTGATAACCATACTTGTAGTCTTCATACTTCTCTAGTACATTACTATCTACATCAGTTGAAGATGGTTCTAGGAATTTAGAGTAGTCTACTTTAATTAGTTTATTAAAGTTCTTAACCATATCCTCGTATGTGATAGGGTTGAATGGGTATTTAGATTGGTTTGATGCGATATACTCAGCCAAAGTAAAACGGCATTCTTCTTTACCGTATTTGTCTGTTATGTATTTGAATTCCCCACTGTTTAAGTAAGGGATATGGTCTATTGTTCGAGCGTCGTAATAGTCGTATAATTTTTTATTCATACCTATATTATACTATACTTTTGACTAAAAGTCAAGTGTTTCTATGATTTTTTCTTGTTGACTGATTAATATCACACTGTGCCATGCGATACATCTTTTCGTCTACTTCCTGAGAAGTGAGGTTTTCCATACAGGCACACCCAGCATCAATAAGGGTATCCATCCAATAAGCATATTCTAATTGCTCTTCAACCGAGAGCATTTCCTTAAAATATACTTCATTGAACTTATCGTCAGAAGTCATTATCAATGACTGCACCTTGCTCTTTTATCCCCGAACGAACAATATCCTCAACACCAAACTTATTCAAAATGAAATAGTCAGGCATACGTTTTAGGATTTGTATGAACTTCTTAATATCTTTATCACCATTGCGAGTGAAGTCTGTTTGACAAGTATCACCACAATAAATAATCTTTGAACCTTTACCCAGACGAGTTATAATAGAGTCTGCCTCATGGGCTGTCATATTCTGAAACTCATCAACGATAACGATTGTTTCATCTAATGTAATACCACGTACATATGAAGTGAGCATAAAGTCGACAATACCATTCTTTTTCATTAACCCATATGCGTCACCACGATTGAATAACTCGTTGCATATACCAACATAAGGTATTTCGTAGATTGCTTGTTTCTCTTCTAAATTACCAGGAAGATGACCAATGTCACGTGTTGCGACTGCGGAACGTATAATAACGATTCTGCGATAGTTTTTCTTTGAATTTAGAATTTCTTGGAATGCCTTATATAACGACATGAACGTTTTACCTGTTCCTGCGGAACCAGATAATACCTGCGACTTTCCTGTTTCATAATTCGCAAAGAAGGCTGACTGACTGTCAGTTAGTGGGTCGAACTGTTGTAACTCTAGATGTTGCTTATTCATTAGTGCCTTAGCACTCTTTACATTCTTCTTACTAGACATAAATATCCTTTCGTAATAACAATATACAAGTATTTATATGTTTAATCTGCCTTATAATAGTCTAATAGTAGTGCACGCATGTGTTGTAGGTCTTCTAACCTATCGCGTAGTATAAACTCAGACTGAACGCCTGCTGTTAGTAATTGGAATTGTGTGTTTTCGACGCATTCTGCTAACGAAAGCATTGTTAGTCTTAATTCGTCGTATGTAGGTTGATATGGGACTTTCCAATCACTAGGGCACATACTCTCGGTGAAGCACTCCTTAACGTCGGACTTTGGTTTAAATTGGATTATTTTGTTGTCATCTTCCAATTTATCTCCCGTAATAAATTCCTAGACCATCTCTGTGATACCAACGATTGAACCACTCAGAGTATTTCTTCTTATCTTCGTCAGTCATTCCTATATCCTTTGTAACTAGATAAATCCGGAAAGAAACCACCAAAGGTGACTTGTTTAAGTCGTGCCATAATTAACTTATGTTTTGGTAATTGGACGTGTTTTTGTTCTTTACTGTTAATAAACATAGCAAATTTAAGGTCCTCGCATAAAGACGCTTTCTTGTTGTAAATTCGTTCATTTCCTTTTAGGAAACCACATAACCCTGAGTCGTGGTACATATTCTTCTCCTTTTAAATTGTAAAAGGACGTCGTTGTCTTACTTTTCGACCCGCCGTTGGGTCTTAATTAATTTTAGTATTGATGTATTTTGCCACTGCATATACAACAAGACCTAATACTGTATAAGCGATACCATCAAACCAACTGATATCATTTAACAATTCTGCTGTTATGAAAGTTAAATCCATTAGAGTTTCGATTGATTAAATTCTGCTTGAAACTTCATTCGTTGGAAGTCTTCCATTAGTTGTTCCAACTTAGCAGTTCGTCTATCTATTACTTTTTCTATCATATCTAAACGCATGTTTTGTTCTGCGTCATCAGGTAATGCACCAAGTTCACCACGTGGCCATTTAACCCTAAACTCTGAATTCATATCGACATTTACTTGTGCCAATGTAAGGTTATGTTCTAAGAAGTTGAGTCGTTCGGTTAGTCCGAAGTACCCCCAAACGGCAATACCTACCACTACCATAATTTGAACAAACCATTTGAGGTTTATATCAACTGCTGTTTTATCGCTTACGCCATTCTCACTCATACCCTTATTTATAATAGTTCTTGAACCATACTATTCTGCCATCACGTTTGATTGTAATAGAATTGCAGTACTGGTCAGCACCACGTTCTTCCATGTATTGAACCTTAATCCAACATTGCTGTACGGACTCACACCGTATTGTGCCACCTCTTACTGACGAATCAATATCCATCGTAATGTAATCTGCCTTGGCATCACCTGTCATAATTAATCCAACCCATAAAAAGATTGCGATTAATGCCCCTTTCACCTTTTCCATAATTTAATTTTCTCCATCTGTCGTTTACAATAATAATTTCTATCTGCTTGAGTTATGTAAAATGAAAATATGATTGCACTTAGCAATAACCCATTGATAAAATATAAGTCCACTAGATACAACCCGTTGGCTTCGGAAGTCCAGCAAACTTACAACCTTGCTTTCCAGGACCATAAGGGAACAACACGTATAGGTATTTTGACTTACCTTTATCCTTACCGAGTTTCTTACCAACTGCTTTAGTCAATACTCGTACTGCTGGTGCGATTTGGTACTCTTCAAAGTAGTCACGTAAAAGATTAAGAACATCCCAACGCTCGTGATATAACTCAGCATTTTCATCTTCTAAGTCAATGTCGTCTACTTTTGCCATTTCAATTGCAATTTCTGGTGTCCAATCTTTAAGGTTTGTTAAGAAACCCTCTTCATCTACTGGTGCGCCTAATATATCTGCCATGCTATTCTCCTAAAGTGTCCTTGATTGAATTTCTCTTTTAACCCATCTATATGCCTTTGGTGCTGGACAATTATCTACCCATTTGTTATATAATTCTTTCATAATATCTCCTATACTCGTTCTAATGTAAAGACGTATTTACCACCGTCTTCGTTAATTGAAATTAATTTGTTACCTGTTTGATTACAGAATGCTTCAATGTCTTTCACTGAACCAGCATCTGTTGAGATAACCTCTAAAATTTGCCCCGCATCCATTTTGCTTAATGCTTTCTTCGTCTTTAAAATTGGCATTGGGCAATTAAGTCCCGATGCATCTAATACTTGGTCTGCCACATCTTTCTCCTATGTTAAATTATACTGTAAAACTTTCTCCACACCCACACTTTGCTTTAGACAAAGGATTATAAAACTCAAACCCCTCATTTAACCCACTAACGACATAGTCTAACTCAGTACCATCTATTAGTACATGTGATTTCTTATCCACCACTAATTTAATACCATTTGAGAAAAACTCTAAGTCCTCTTCCTCTACTCTATCCGCAAACTCTAACTTATAAGCATACCCAGAACAACCAGTAGTCGTTATTGATACCCTTAATCCGAACCCCGAACCTCTTTTTTCTAAAAATTCCTTTGCTTTCTTCGCACCTACATCTGTTATACTTATCATACTGAAAAACTACTCCCACAACCACACGTCGTCTTAGCGTTTGGATTACTTATAATAAATCTAGACCCCTGTAAATCTTCAAGATAGTCTACAGTAGAACCTATTAAGTATTGATAACTCATAGGGTCAATCACAAGACTCACGTCATTGTTTATAACCGTGCTATCACCCTCTTTATGTTCTTTATCAAACGTGAACCCATATGAAAACCCTGAGCAACCACCACCAACTATATAGACACGTAAATGACTATCGTTATCACCCTCTAACATAGAGGACACTTTTATAGATGCGTTATCAGTAAATTCAATATCTGCTGTCATCTTAGTTTAGCAAGTAATTGCTCCTCCGTTTCTATATTATCTGGGTCTGTTAAGCAACAATCTACTGGGCAAACCGAAGCACACGTTGGTGTATCAAAGTGACCAACACATTCCGTACACTTATCAGGGTCTATTTCATAAATTTCCTCACCTAAATATATTGCGTCATTTGGGCACTCTGGTTCACATACATCACAGTTTATACACTCATCGGTTATTAAGAGGGACAATGTTCTCTGTAGTCCTTAATTGCCGCCTTAATACAATCTTCTGCTAATACGGAACAATGAATTTTAACAGGAGGTAGTTCTAACTCTTCTACTATTTCAATATTCTTAATATCAGATGCCTCATCTAATGATTTACCCTTAACCCACTCGGTTAAAAGAGAAGAGGCTGCAATGGCAGAACCACACCCATATGTTTTGAATTTAGCATCTACAATGAGGTCATCTACAACTTTAATCTGTAGACGCATTACATCACCACAAGCAGGAGCACCGACCATGCCAGTACCCACTGTTGGGTCATCTTTTGGAAATACCCCTACATTTCTAGGGTTTTCGTAGTGGTCTAATACTTTTGGTCCATATGCCATTATAATATCTCTAGTTTAAAAGTTTTTAAATATTGTTTGTATGCCCTTTCGACAACTTGATTAGTCGAGTCGCCCTCAGCTTTATACTCAACCCACAAGGACATTTTCTGTCCCATTGTAAGTTGGTCATACCACTCATGCATTGGCAACTTCTTCATTCTTATTCTCGAACCATTTAACTGCTTCTTCATCCCATTTGTCCATGCGTACATAAGACATATAACGAGGAGAACTAACCATGTTAGGATTAACGTCTAAACCAATTCCTTCCATGAAGTTTACGATACCAATACGTTCAATCATTTCACCTGTTCTTTCATGCTCAAGAGCATTCTCAGCGAAGAAATCAATTACTTCACCTGCAAGTTCTTCAATGTATTCGAAGTCTTCAGGGGTATCCATTTTAAGGAAAGGAACAACAACAGTACCAAACAAGTCACCAATCTTAAGAGTTCTTTTACCACCCATACAAATCGTTACACCCTTATCATCACCAGTAGCAAGTATTGCCTCTGCTGGAGCATCTTTTTGGATATAATTATGAGTCAAAGGTGAAGTAGCATTTAAACAATGCATACACTTAACGCAGTTTCTGTTATCAATTGTTAATGAAGTATCTGCATTTACGTGCATTGCTTGAGTAGGACAACGTGATGTAATATTATCGTGAACATAATCAAGACCTTTATCAGCAACCATTGCTTTCCACATTTCCTGGTTGATTTTGATATCATCTCTCCAAGTTCCAATAGTAGCAAAGTCTGAACGCTCAATTGAATTCATACAATCATTAGCACAACCTGATACTTTGAATTTCATCTTATAAGGTAAAGCAGGACGATGCATGTCATCAAGGAATGCATTAACAAGAGTTCTTAGAACTGCCTGTTCATTCACGTTTGACATTTCACATCTAGCAGCACCGACACATGACATTCCAGTTCTTACTGCTGGTCCAGCACCACCCATGTCGAAACCGATCTCATTTAATTCGTTAAAAATAGTTTGAGTTGTTTCTTCGGTAGCACCTTGTAACATAATATCACCAGATTGACCATGTAAACCAATAAGACCTGAACCACCGTTGTCGGTGAATACGTCACATAGATTTCTTAATAAGTCTGAAGTGTAATGCATTCCAGCAGGAGGTTGAATTCTTAGAGTATGAAATTCCGATGCGTCTTTAAATTTATAGTCACCGTCTTCATTCTTTAATTCGTTGAAACGTGGAATAACACCACCACCGTATCCAATTACTCCTACAGTACCACCTTTCCAATAACCTTTTTTGGTTACATATGATGTTTCTAATGTAGCAAGTACATCACGAACCATCATTGCACCACCGTGGTCACCAGATGCCAAACGTTTCATTCCTGTAACAAATGATGGCCAAGGACCAATTTCTAATTCGTCTAGGTTTGGGGTATTATATAATACTCCTTTTTTATCCTCAACTGGGTCACTTAACTTCTTTAATAAATCGTATGGCATCACTTCTCCTAATTAATATTATCTAATGGGCATTTGCCTCATTCTTGTTTTCAAACCACTTAACTGCTTCCTCATCCCAATCATCCATACGAACGTATGAAGATGTACGAGTAGAGTTAATCATGTTTGGGTCTACATTTACACCAACGCCTTCTAGGAAGTTTACTAATCCGATGCGTTCAATCATCTCGCCAGTACGTTCATGCTCCAATGCATTTTCGGCAAAGAAGTCTACTACTTCACTCGCCAATTCTTCAATTGCTTCAAAATCTTCGGCAGTATCCATCTTCATGAATGGAACAATTACTGAACCGAATAAGTCACCAATCTTTAGTGTTCTTTTACCACCCATAATAATCATAACACCTTTATCGTCACCTTGTGCGAGAATAGGTTCTACATCACCTTTAGCAATGTACTTATGAGTTAAAGGTGATGTTACATTTAAACAATGCATACATTTAACACAATTCTTATTATCAATAGTCAGTGACTTATCACTTTCCATTTTCATAGCAGAAGTAGGGCAACGACCTGTAATATTCTCTACTACATATTGCTCACCCTTATCTTCAACCATTGCTTTCCATAGGTCTTGATTGATTTTAATATCATCTCGCCAAGTACCAATAGTTGCAAAGTCAGCACGTTGTACCGAATTCATACAATCATTAGAACAACCAGAAACCTTAAATTTCATCTTATAAGGTAATGCTGGTCTATGCATATCATCTAAGAATGCATTAACCAACGTTCTTAATACTGCTTGTTCATTCACATTACTCATTTCGCAACGTGATGCTCCAACACAACTCATACCAGTTCTTACTGCTGGTCCAGCACCACCCATATCAAATCCATAATCATTAAATGTATTAAAGATTGTTTGGGTAGTTTCTTCAGTAGCACCCTGAAGCATAATATCTCCAGATTGCCCATGAAACCCTATTAAACCTGAACCACCATTATCAACAAACATATCGCACATGTCACGCAATAGAGTAGAAGTATAATGCATACCTGCAGGTGGTTGAATCCTTAATGTATGGAATTCTCCGGCTGCAGGGAACTTATAAGTTCCGTCTTCATTCTTCAATTCATTAAATCGAGGTATTACTCCTCCACCATAACCAATTACACCAACTGTACCACCTTTCCAATAACCTTTCTTAGTCACGTATGACGTTTCAAGTGTACCAAGTACATCACGTGCCATATCAGCACCGTCATGGGTATCAGATGCTAACCGTTTTAATCCAGTTACAAATGAAGGCCATGGACCATTCTCCAACTCATCAAGGTTTGGAGTGTTGTACAATTCTCTATCTTTCATATATTTCTCTTCTTTTGTGTCACACGGATTTGTGATGCACCAGCTAATCATTCGGATTTATGCTATTTCGTATCTTACTATTATACTATACTAATTGATAAAAGTCAAGTTTTATCTAGTATATTTATAATTCCTAATATATCAAACCACTAATATACCCCTAAAGTAATACACAACACACTATAAAGTAATATACTAAAAAAGGAGTCTTTCGACTCCTTAGTATTACTTACTTACCAGATATTATTTATTGATTGTCAATAAATCGTTAATTGGAAAGTCTTTAACAGTCGTGCGGTTTTGGTATGCTGGAGTGTTACGTTCATCATCAATTTCATTTACCATGTTAGTAAATTCTTGTGAGTACCAACGAGGATCCCAGAAATCATTGCCATTGTAAGCAAAGATACCGTTGTCTTCTTTATAACCTTTAGAGTGAACCTCTGGAGCATCAAACTCATTTACCATGTTAGTAAACTCAGTTGAGTACCAACGTGGGTCAAAGAAAGAAAAACTGTTATAAGCAAAGAAACCGTTATCATTTTGATATTGATTACTATTACCCCATGGTTTATCCCATGAATTGTTTCCGTTAAAGAACGCACTTGCTGATGTTACTGTTAAAAGCACTGTTAATGCTGCGATAATATTTTTCATATTATTCTCCTATATTATTTTCCAACGTTAATAGAGGGTTGGATTACCTCTTTACTACTTTATATAAACATATTATAATATACTTATATAGATTTAGTTTAAAAGGGGCAAAGAAACCCACGTTTATAGTAGGTCTACGATGCCCTAATTAAGATTAAAATGCTATGTTAATCTCACCAGAAACGACACCGTCTGTGTCTGCAGTCTTAGCATATCCTAATGTTAATACACCTTTCTCTACTTCAGCAACGTATGTATTCTTATCGTTCTTATCAATAAGTTTGCCAGTTACAGTACCATATAACGTGTTAGTAGCAACGACTAAACCTGTTACAATTTTACCATTTACTGCGTCTGAAATGTCACCAAGAAGTCCATCATCTTGCGTTACAGCAGTTGCGTCATTAACATCAACAACCATACCAGTCACTTCAAAAAAGGCATTTTCCGTACCAATTAAAGCATTAGCAGTCACGGCAGTATTACGACCAACTGATGTGTTTTGCGTTTCAGCATTTACACCAATACCAAAGAACTCAGTAATAACTGAAACAAAACGATCTGTAGCACTTACGTTTTGAACACTTACATGACCAAAACCAGCAACGGTTGTAGAAACGTCTACAGTCGCATGACCGTCACCTGATGCTTGACCAACATGAACGTCAGCAAAACCTGTATCTACTGCAATTTCAAATTGATTTGCTACATCAGTCTGTCTTTGTAGTAAACCACCACCATTTTGACCCTTGTAATTACCTGCTTTCAAACCAATGCCCTCAATACTTGTTTCTACAAATACTTGGCTAGTTGTCACAGCAGTACCACCCGTCAAATCTTCTAACATAACTGTTACTTTAGAACCTGCAGTTGAACCAACTAATGTGAGGTCTAGGTCTTGCGCATAAGTAGCACCAGATCCGTCAGTAAATTTTCCCTCATAATCACCACTCATGGTTACAACAGCATTTGCAGTAAAAGTTGCGGCAACTAAACTTGCCAATAAATATTTCTTGTTCATCTTATATTCCTAAATTAAATAAATTACGGTTTGATAATATTATCAACCACTAATATATATACGTTATTTTTACTAATGTTAGTAGTTAAAATACTACTAAATTTTCGTACATATACCTATATTATACTATACTAATTGCAATAAGTAAAGTTTTTTACCATTTATTTTAAAGCGTTCGGAGTAAACTTATCTACACCCCTGAAATAACTATTAGCATTAACAGACTTATCACAGATGTATAGGTCAAAGGACGGTTTACCACCCATAAGCAGTTCGTGGTATTTAGCACCCCAAACGTTTAATTGCGTTTTTGTTATTTGAGTAAAGTCATGTCCACTCCTACCACCCCTAGCAGTCCAGTATGTTATATTGTTACCCTCATCATATAGTCTATTAATCTTTCTAATTCTTCCTTCAATTGGTACGCAAAAGTTATAAGGAAAACCTCCAGTACAAATAGTTTCGTCAATGTCTACAAATATATTCATTAGTTTTGTATCCGTGAACCAATAGCACCTATTTCAACGTGCTCAACGTCTAACCCGTCTAGGGTATCTTGTATCATTGGGTATTCTTCCCTATCAACAATTAATACCATACCAATTCCATTATTAAATACCTTACGGAATTCAATATCATCAATCTGACCAGACATCTTAATCCATTCCATTTCCTCAGTCAGTGTTTGATTTTCAAACCATACAGGTCTTAGGTTGATATCCTCACCGAGTAGTCTATCAACATTAGAACGACCACCACCAGTGATATGGGCAATGCCATGTACTTTACCTTTATGTTTATTTACTACTTCAAGGACAGGTTTAACATATATTTTAGTAGGTCTAAGCAAATCAGAGAACGGTATATCTTCTGTATCTTCACTCTCTATCACCTTACGAATAAGTGTATAACCGTTAGAATGAAATCCGTCTGACTTTAAACCAATCATCACATCACCATCTACAATACCACTACCATCAATAAAATCATCTTTAGGGCAAGCACCAACACCAAATCCAGCAATATCAAAATCTCCTTCCTTGTACATATCAGTCATAATAGCAGTCTCACCACCAAGTAGAGGAACGTTATCACCACACTGTTTTAACCCCTCATTAATTCCTTCAATCAACCCTAATGCGTCTATTTGAGATAGTTGATTTACTGCTAAATAGTCATTGAAAAATAGAGGTTTGGCACCACAACAAACGATATCGTTCATTACCATAGCAACCAAGTCAATACCAATATTTTTAATACTCACACCCTCTTCTTCTTGTGCTTGTACGTATAATTTAACCTTTGTACCAACACCGTCAGTAGATGATACGAGGTAATCGTTACCAATATCTAATGCTCCAGCAAATCCACCTAACCACGGCATCTTTTGGCACAATCTAGCATTAAACATATCTTGTTCGTGTAAATCTACACCACTGTCTTTATAATTCATAATATATCCGCCTTTGTTTTATCTAATCTAATTTCTTCAAAGATAGGAAGGAATAATGACTTCTTATTCTTATTCTTATCTTGTATAATCTCATTGTACTTAACTGTAATAATCTTACCGACAATATCTTCAGGTTTCATCTTACGGTCTTCATCATTGAACCCCGAACCGACATTAACTTCTAACTTACCGTCTTTCGTAACACACGTCACACTACCCATTAACCCCTCAATACGACCCGAACCCTCGTTCCATTCAGTCACTAATAAGTCTGCTTCAAGTTCTGCTTTCATCTTTACTTGATATTTAGAACGTTTATCTTCCCAAGGAGCATCACCATTCTTAACGATAACACCCTCTTCACCTGCAGTTAATGCATCGTTAAATAGTTCATTTGCCTGCTCGAAGTTATCAACGAATGTAGTATCTTGTATTACAATCAACACTTCTTCAAAGGTATCTACAACCTCATCCATTCTGTGTCTTAGTACGTCTAATCTATCAAAATATGGTATATCTGACTTGCATGCTTTGAAATCTTCAAGTGGTATCATATCCCAAGCAATCATCCTTACACGTTTGGCATCTTCCTTTGTAATAGTACCTTTAACTGCCTTATTAAGAATACCATTACCAGTTTTACGGTCAAGTATTTCACCATCTTCACTAAGAACAATTAACTCACCATCAATCACACCACCCCTAAATTGGTCTAACGATTCCAACGAGGGTTTCTTATAAAATATACCCCTAACCATTTCATCAAAATGACCATGTAAATCAATAGTCTTACCATTTCTACTACGGACTTCAACATTACCATTTGGGTTCATAATAAGGTTTGCTCTCATACCGTCTGATTTAAGTTGTACTATTGCAGGGTATTTGATGTGTTTAAAATTCTTTTCATTATAAGAACTGGCAAGCATACATGGATACTTTTCAATAAACCCCTTACCATATACCTTATTGACTGTCGATTTATGAACACCACACTTCAAGTCTTTAGCAATAATACATTTAATAATATCAGCATCCTCTTCTGATAGGTTGATTAGTGTATCAATCAAATGCTCTTTTGCGTCATTACCTGTTACATCCCTAGATGATAACTTACTTAAACTGTCTAATCCCCACTCTAAATTCTGTTTTGACTTATCACTAACGAATGGATAATCAGGTATCTTCCTAATATAATATTGCGTATATGGGTCTAAAGCTGCCTTGGCAACCCTTTGAAACAATTCGTTATCTTTATTGCGTTCCAATACATCTATTTTAAACAAACGACTATTATCACTTCGTAATTCTGTTAATATTTCACTTACTTTCATTTTTACTCCCAAAAACCATGTCCTCTGCTACCATAATTAGTTAGAAAGGCATCGCCATCATCTACATTGCGTTTGTTATTCGCATCCTTTTTAATCTTACCTACAAGGGCATCGTACTTATGTTGAACCTCTGATAATCGTCCTTCTAGATCTATAATAATTGACTCAAGTGCTTTCTCTTTAAGTGTTTTCATAATATTACCTTATTTTATTTTTATGCCCACCACCAGCAGTTATAAAGAATGGTGTTCCTATAACCCTTTTGCCTGCATCTTTAACTCCACACTCAGGGCAGTCTGCTGGAAGACTAGATTCAGAGTTGTGACGTTCGAATATAAATTCATGTTCACACTCCTTGCATTTGTAATCATATCTCATACTTTCTCTCCATCCCACCTAGACTCTAATTTAGCAATTCTTTCTTCGTGTAACTTCACTCTGCGTTGTAAGGCAATTAAAACTTCATTTGCTTCAGATGCTGACATTTGCTCAAGTTCTGTTGGTACTACGTATTTCATTAAAAATCTCCTATAACATCCATTAGGTTTTGTAACTTATTCATTACGAAGTAGTTATATAGTTTCTTTCTAGCACCTTTTGGTTCTTTCTTAAATGCATTTAGAATATCATTTTGTAACAACTCAGGCACTTTATCAAATTGAGTTAATAACTCATTCCTTTGCCACCTTTCCATCATCTCTTCATTACCCTCACAAATCTCTTCAGGGGTTTGAGTCAACCATACAGCAACTTTCTTCTTAGCAATAGGATGTTGTCTAATTCCTTCAACAAGGAAATCATCACCACTTAAAAAGTTAGGAATACCATCACCGTGGTCACCACGAATAATATGTTCTTTAGCATAACCAACTGGGTCAATATGCCTTACCCACTTTCTTTGCATAGGAGAATACTGCTTAACGTTCTTGTACTTATGTAATTGAATAAAGTCCTTATCACTTGATAGAATTAGTATCTTTTCTTCCATATGTTTATACTTAGATAACACACCAATCACGTCATCTGCCTCAGCAGCCATAACATCAATCATTTTATACGGAAAGTGTTCTTTAAGTTCTGCCTTGATTTTATCAAACCATTTAAAGATAATTGGCCAATCAAACTTAGAGTCCTCACGTGCTTTCTTCCTAGCATGTTTATAGTTAGGGAATACATCACGTCTCCAGTAATGTCTAGAGTCAATACATAATATCAACTCACCATACGTTTTCTTATATTGTTTCCTATATGACCTTAATGTATTAAGTACCATATGTCGTAATAAGTCCTCACTTACATCACTTTGTGTTTTGGCATGTGCCATTAACCCACCAACCATCAGTTGACTAAAATCTACGAGTATCATTGTGATAATACCTCAAATAATAATTGTTTAAATTCATCCATATCTTTTATCCTCACATCCTTTATTTCAAGTTCTACTTCACCCATGTAAAAAGTCAACGAACCAATTTCAAGTCCGAATCCTTCAGTGGGTTCTTTAGTTTTAATTTGCGTTTTAGTTGTCTGTTCTTCTTCAGGTATCTCGTCTAAAAATTCCATTTAAATTACCTTTAATTCCTTGATAAATTGTTCGGTAGCATCAATTGCTTTCCACTCTGTAATTTTACCACAAACTGTAATACCTTGTTCCTTCAGTTTGTCAAGTTCATCTTGACATAATGAGTAAATAGGCATCCTAATTAATATATCTATTATATCAGAGTCGAAGTCATTCGACAGGTCGTCCCTGATTTGTTGTTTATTTTTATTAGAAAAATCAAGGTCACCATTCAATACCATTTCAATGAATTTAACCTTTGCTAAGATTACATCCAATTCCTCGTTTGCTTGGTTTAACAACCACACATAACGGTCGGCATATTTTGTCACACGATAATCAACAAAGTCTTTAATAATATCTAACGAATTATTATAAACCTTTAATTGACCATCCTGATTAATAACGGTTAAGTTTTGATTTAACTTTTTCTTTAACTTGAATGTAGTAATAATTTGATTATCCGTCAACGATTTAGTACGTTTCAGGGTTATATCAAATTTAAAACCTGATGCATCACACTTATCAATGTAAGACACGATTTTACTTTCAGACTCAAGTTTATCAAGAAGTATCACATAAGATTCTCTAGTGAATCCAATTGGTACTTCTGTGATTTGTAATTTAGTTTGCCCCTTTAAACTAAATTTTCCAGTACAAAATGCACTACCGTTTTCCTCTTCAATCTTACCTTTGAATCCAGGGAATGACGGCAACAACTTACGTTTTGATATGTCCTTACCCTGTAAATGGGCAGTACATAACTTAGCAAGTTGCTTAGGGTTGTGCGGTTGTATTTCAGTTGCGAACCCAACAGCAATACCTTTAATTCCATTAACTAATACCCAAGGGATAATAGGTAAATAGAATGCAGGTTCTGGGTCTTCTAAGTCCCCCGACTTATCAGCAACCATTGTATCCGCAAAATACGTCTCAAAGTTCTTATGAGTTCTAACATATGTATATCGTGCGGCTGCAGCTTCTGGAACTAATCTAGAACCAAAAGAACCCTCACCAGCAAGCAGTGGTAGGTTATTAGCAAACGGTTGAACCATTTTCGTAATTGCTTCATTCAACGAGGCATCACCATGATGATAATTACCTTGTGAGATTGTATTACCACTCAATGAAGCAGTTTTGATACGAGCATTCTTTGCTGTCTTTAATGCCGTATATAGTATCTTACGTTGAGACGGTTTAAGACCGTCAATCATATTCGGGATTGCTCTACTATATAAAACATATTTAGAGTAATCTCGGTATTCGTTATTTATTAATTCAGTCACATTCATATTCATACCATCAACCATGCTTTTCTAGGAATAGCATTCTTACCAAATGCCGTTTCAAGAGAAGTTGTTGCCCCGCTGTCATATTCAATTATTTCTGTTACTGGGTCGTTAATCATTAAGTCGTATTCTTCAATACTTAATGAACCCAAACCTTTATTATACTCTATTTTCCAATCAGAGTCAAGTTTTGCTTCATGAAATTTTCTCAATTCATAAAAACGTTTCACTTGTTTCTTTTTCTTAGCAATTACAATTGGAGATTTGATGAATAGAATACGTTCATCATCAAACAAGTCTTTCCAGTTAGAAAAGAAATTCACCAACAATGCTGCGATTGAAAACCCATCAAAGTCAGCATCGGCAAGAATACCAATCTTACCATAGTTTAAATCTTCAGCAGGCTCCCCTAACTCTAAACCAATAATACTCATTAGTTCAGAAAGTTCCTTATTCTTCATAATGTCAGTAGGTTTTAATTCTCTAACATTACGAGGTTTGCCCCTTAACGGAAACCCACCATGAATAGCAGTTTGCCTAACGTTGATTAAATTACTGATAGCAGATTGCCCCTCAGTAATAAATAAGATTTTATCCTCAATGTTCTTACCACTAGCACTGATATGACTAGCAATTTTCTTTTTCTTTGCTGTCTTTTGTGCCTTACGTAATGCTCTTGCCTCGGCAAGTTGTTTCTTTAACATTAACGCCTCAATGATAGGTTGAATCAACTCTTCATTCTTCATTATTCTAGTAATGAATTTCTCATCGTCAACCCCATCAAATATAGGTTTCATATCATTAGCATTGTTAGTCAGTCTTTCTTTAGTTTGAGAATCAAACTTTGGGTCACCAACTTTGTTAGTGAGAATAACGAATAACAACTTATTTTTAATATCAGGAACACGGATATCTAATCTATGTTTCTTTTTGATAGCATCTTTAAGTGCATTACCAATAGCATTTGATACTACATCAACGTGAACACCACCACCAAATGTATCAATACCATTAATGAATGATATCTGTTCATTGGTTTCCCAAGGTAATACTGCCACCTTAAATTTAGCAGTTTCTAGTATTACAAAATCTTTTTCTATTTGAGATAAGTATTGTTTGAAAGTACCAGACTTGACCAAACGTCCGTTATACTTAAACTTAATTTTAGGAAAGCATACGGCAAGATCGTTTACACGTTTTTCTATAAGCTGTGTATGGTCTTTGTTAATGCTTTTCATCCCAAGACGGGCAAAGTCGGCATAATAAGACACTGCTGTCCCTAGTACACCTTTTGTTTTAGTGATTTCTGTATCTATTTCACTCATGTTCTTTGAGCACTGTAAACGGAAGTGTTTCTTACCGTCATCAGTATGAGCAATAAATTTCTTACTCAGTATATTGACTAAAGTAGAACCAAGCCCATGAGTACCAATAGAAACATTGCCCACCCCATCATCAAAATTTGCCCCAGCACGGAGATTTGTGAATGCTTGTTCTGCCTGCGTTTTTCCATCTTTTGTACTAACGACTGGAATTCCTCTGCCGTTATCTTCGATTGTAATTTTCCCATTGTCCTCAACCCTCACCTTGATTTCATTAGCATATTTAAAATCGGTACGAAATCCTTCGTCAATACAATTACTGATGATTTCATCAAATAACTTGAGAAAAGCTGGTACGATTTTAACTTTCTTTTTAATAATTTTACCGTC